GCAATCACAGGTGCCGCCCCAAACCAATAATCTTCACTTTTTATAAGTGCTACTTTTGTTCTTGATGCAACCATTTTATGTTTCTCCTTATGTTTGCCATTCCGCTCAGGAATGTTTAATAATGTTATTTATCGTTTATTTTGGTAATTTTAAGGGGTTATACCCAGTTTTTTTGTGTAGTTAGGTTGGTTCTAGAAAATGCAAGACGATCAACTAATTTAACAGCATTACCTTTTGAATTAATTGCAACAAACCCTTCTGGATCTGTTACTTGAAGTCCTGTATTAGTTTTTTTAAATGTCCCAATTTGTTGTATATTTTTTAATTTATTCAATATAATATTTTTTGCTTTGATTGTTGTATTGTACATTGAAAGCATTTGTGTAAGACCTACTCTATTATCATTTAAAAATTGTAATTGGTCTCTAATTTGCTGTATTCTTACTTGCTTTGCTTTATCCATCTTAAGTCCTGCTAATTCTTTTTCTTTTCTATCTCTATAAAATGTAGCAAATTTGTTAACAATATTAGTTGGTTGCGAAACACTTACGCCTTTTTTAATTTCTGAATTAACAAATATTTTAAATGTATTAATAAATTCTGAGTTAGACTGCATCGCTTTCCATACAGTATTTTCAACTGAAACTGGATTTAAATATTTTAATGCTAATTTTAATTCTAATTCTTCTTCTTTTGTTAGTGTAACAGTACCTGAAATGTTTTTAATTGTAGCATCATCTACCCAAACGTTTGCATTTTGATTTAATCCACTAATGTCTGCTCCAAATTGTGCATCCATATCAGCAAGTGTTTCACCTACGTAAGTTGTATGGAATGCTATACCAAGTCTTGCTTTGCTTATTGTATTGTATAATTCTGTTCCTTTATCTACTTTATAAACAATTGTGTTAGGTTGAAATGTTATTGCGTCGCCTGTGTCTTGTTTAATATTATCATCAAACAATAAGTCACCTTGTAATACTTGTTTAATGCCCAAACGTTTCAAATAAACGAAAGCATTTTCCATCTTGTCACCTAAGTCGCCTGGGTAAAAGTTTCTAATTTGTGTAGGAGTGTATGCGGCCTTAGATGTTTTATTAAAGACACCTTTAGTTCCTACAAAGAATCGTTTATTGCGAGGATCAATACCACAGATAATAGCAGGAGCACCATCCCATTTAACAGTTAATTTTGATTGACTTCCTGCTCCTTGCAGTAAGCTCGTTATGCCTGTAATATATTCACGGACAGCAAGTACTCCTTGTGGTCCTAGATTTATTATTTCATCTTCAAGGTGTTCTAAGTGAAGGTTCTTTTCTTCTGTTAGGATCATGTGTTAATCCAAGATTGATGCAGGTTTTTTCTCGTTTGCTTGTTTTAGTTTTTTAACCGCTCTAATAAATTTGTTTGCATCACCAGATTTAATTGAGTTAATAAATCTTTTTTCTAAATCTTGTGCAACATCGTCATCAAAGTTAGAATTTATTTCTTGAATAATATCTGTTGCCTCTGCGATTGCGTGTTTGGCTCTGTCTTCAATAATTAATTCTTTTGCATTTGCAGTGGTTTGACTGTATTCTTGCAATTCTTGTAATATTGATCTGGTGTGATGTTTCATACTGTATTTAACTTTAATTAAAAATTAATAATATAATCTTTTTTTTGATTTTGTCTATGGTATGTTCATTAGAATAGCACCTTGCGGTGCTATTCTGAAATTAAAATTAATTTTAATTTATGCTTATTGTTGAATTACGAATATACGCTTACGCCTGAATAAAGAATATTGTTGAAGCTGCAACAGATTCTGCATTTTTGCTGAAATTAACCGTAGATCCAGAGATACTATCTATTGGAATCATATTGGCGAAAGCTATTCCCCATTTACCGTTACTGGACCTAGTTTGTGCTTCTACATTATCAGAGTCTGCTTTAATTCCTAAAACAACAAGATCAGCTTTGTCTGTAGCATCACAATTTACCATATCTAAAGAGCTTGTGTCTTTTGCTACATTGTTAAATGCATCTATTTTTGTTACGGTTAAAGCCATATCATTGTTCTCCTCTTGTAATTACATTGTATTTACCCAAATCTTCTGTCTTCTGTGCATTAGAAATTCAATATAATGATCTTTGTCACTGATTTTATCACCTACATACTTATGAACAGTTCCATTGACGTTCATTGGCCATTGGTGGGGATTATTTACATCATAAACTATAGCTTTAGATTTTTGAATAATATGGTCAGTTAATTCACAGTTAAAGTATTCTAGTGTTTCTTTAATTGCGTCGAATATTAGTTCTCTGCAACTAATTACAAATTCAATAACTTGTATCTTGTCTGGATGTTTTAACAGTTCTTTATGATGATTATCAATAAATTTACTATCGCCATCGAATTTGTAGTAACTTTCTAACCAATTAATCATTTTATTTTTAAAAGTTCTCCATTCATTATATTTTTCTAAGGTAGTGTCTAGTTGATCGTAAAATAATTGATATGATACATTGTTTTCAAATGCCCATTTAGAAGAATTAAGACTGTATCCAATTTGGTGCAATCCTATTTGTTTTAATGAAAACCATGTTGCTTTAATATAATCATTATAAGGCATAGTCCTAGTTGCTATCACGTTTGGCATATACTCTGTATGTTCTTGATTATCTTCTTGTCCATTTAGAGGAACATCTATTGTTCTTAATTCATTCTCTTCTTTTTGATCTAGTCTCATTTCTGTGTTATTGCTTAACATTAGGGGATAAACATCTATGCCTTCGTGAATATCATTTTCATATAAACTGAAGTATCCTTTTACAAATGATTTTAAAGACTCTCCTGGAAGAGGCATTATCATTTCTGTATAATATTTTAAATTTCTTTTTTTACATTCTCTAACAATATCAGCAAAATCATTTGTTTTCATATTTGATCTTCTTATTATTTCTAATGTATGTCTATCTGTGCTTTGAATTGATAATGTTAATCCATTGTGTAGTAACTTTGGTCCAAATATTTCTACAATTTCTAGTGCTGTTTGGTTGCTGTTTTTTAATGTAGTAATGCCACAATGCTCTGGGTATCCTGTCTTGTCATGCGTATCTCTAATCTTTTGTGCAATAATTTTGTCACGTTTTTTAAATATTCCAAAGTTTGCATCTGCAATGCCCATCCAACTTATTTTATTTTTAGAAAACCAATTAACTTCTTTTTCTATTTTTAATTCTTCAAATTGTTTTACTTTTGATGCAGTAAGTTGTCCCCAATCACAGTATGTGCAGGCGTATGGACAACCTCTATTAGTTTCTAGTGTTCCTGACCAAGTGTATTCTGGATTATTTTTAATTATTTCATCAAATACTCCTTCTATGTAAGGACTAGCTAGTGTTTTTAAATCTGCTCTTGGTCTTCCTTGTGTTCTTCTAGGTATAAGGTTGTCATTGTATACATTTCCATCAACATTTCTCCAATCTTCTTCATTTATTATTTTTAATATAGTTTCTCTAAATGTTATTTCTCCTTCACTAACACCAATTAAGTCAACATAAGGTTGTTTTTCAAAAATATCATCTTTGCTGTGATCACATTGTGGTCCTCCCCACATAATAATACAATTAGGCCACTTCTGTTTAACTAATTTGCTTAAATGTTGATGATACTTTTCGTTCCAAATGTACATAGAACAAATTAGTACGTCTAGGCGATCCCATTTGTTGATCATGCTTTCAATGTTGTCTCGTTTAAAAATCCATTCTACTATTTTAGAATTATTTCTTATATCTGGTTCTTGTTTTGCGTGTGCCCATAAGCATCCAACAGAGTATGGCAAGTAATAATTTTTTAAATGTTTAGGTCCTACCCTGAAGCCTACTTGCGATAATGCAATGTTGATCATATCAATATTTAAGAAATATTTTTGGGTAATAAAGAAAAATAAGTAGTTTTAATGTTGAAGACATTAGATCAAATGACTCCGGAGTCCGACCTAGATGAATGGTTGGCAGTAGATAGGCCACAATGTGGATATGGGTTTGAATACAGATATAAATGGGAAGTACCTGCCGCAAATGGACACGCAGGTGTGCCTGGTGATTGGGTTGGGTGGCTTAATAAAAATGTTAAGAAGAAATATGGTTGGCACTTTGATGATCACATACACAATCCAAACTCTCCAGATGGTTTAGGATTTTACAAAAGATCATGGATAACATTTAGTAATAAACGAGATTTGCTGTGGTTTTGTCTATGGGTTAATCTTAATGATGTTTAATCCGGCTAGTGTGTACATCTCTTTATGAGTCTTTAAATCGTTTTGGTTTCATCTAAGAGTGCGTACACACTTTGGCCGATGTCGAGATCCATTCTTTCATAAAATGCCCTCCAGTATTATTGTAGTTGTAATGCTAAAAAACCCTATTATAGCGGTGTTTTTAAGGAAATTAGATAAAATACATTCATCAATTAAGGCCCTAACGAATTAGAGCCTTAAGATTAGGCTACTTATTATCAAAATAAGGCGTACCAGCAAAGTCAAGATGGTCAACATAGGTATTTCTAACGACCATTAACCATGGCCTTTTGAAATTGTTTTAGCATTACCACACTTTTCCATTTTATTTGTTAATAAGTTTGCTATAATAATTATTACGTATGACAGACGCAAAAAAGACGCCAAAAAACATAGTTAATAAGCACTTTGTTCAAGTTAAAGGTCCTACTATTATGTCATTACCAAGTTCTATAGAAGGTGAGATGATTGACGTTATAATGGACAGACATTGGATGGATCCATTAAGTAATCTTGCTAAAGAATGTGATTGTAAAATTAAACGTTGGATTGCGTTAGAGAATGATTCAGACATATTGTTAGAGTTTGACACATCACAAGATGCATTGATATTTGCTCTTAAATACGAGAGATAATGCTAAAACACATATTAATATTCCTAGGTGTTCTTTTATTGTTTATTTTTGGATCAAAGCACATCGAGTCTAAAGAACTAACAGACAACCAAGTTAAAGCAGAAATATTGTGGCAAGTAACTCAAGCAATTGATATGCTTCAAACAATAGAGATAGCAGAGCATGGTGACCGCTGGGTTGAAACAAATAACTTTTTAGGATCTGATCCTAGCACAGCCGCAATCATTCCTTATTTTGCTGTACGTGGCTATGCTCACTACTGGATTACTAATAACATACGTGAAGACTGGCGTTGGCCTTGGCTTATTGTTACCAACTACTTAAACTACGATGTAATAGAGCATAACCACTCTATGGGCATACGAATTAGTTTAAATTAATTTCCTGAATTTGTAAATTCTAAAATACGTTGAATTTTATCTAATTTACTCTGCGAATCCATTAATATTTCTTCAGCAGGAAAGTATAAGTGAACATCTCTTTCTAGAGCCATTTTAAACATTTCAAATTTACGAGTTATTTCAGATCGCAATGAATAAATGCTAGGTAATGCTAATCCTTTTATGTCACTGTGACATATATGATGTTCTAAATTAGGATTCCACGTAGTTGTAAAATGTTCATTGTTCCAGCTGGTTGGTGTTACACCCATTTTTTGTAGTTTAGTCCATACCCATTCTCTAACAATATAGTGAGGGATTGTTCCACACCATTCTTCTGCTGTTTGGTCTACATATACTGACCATTTTCGTTTAGGATCAAGGGCTGGTGTTTCATGATGATCATTAGGAAACCTAAAGTATGAGCCAGGTCTTCTGTTGTTGTCTATTATAGAGCCTTGTTTAAGTGTTCTCATGTCCCATGACCAACGTGTTATATCTGTTTCGTTGTTAACATTGCCGTGCCAGTGATATTGTTTAAACAGCCATGCTTGACCTTTCTCAATAGTAATTGGAAAGCACAGGTCTTCGCATTCTTTCTGCCATCTTTTAACTGACCATTGCTCTGCATTAACTAATTTAGATATTCTGTCTGAGTCTGCTCTATTAACCATGTGCATAGTGTTAGAGTCATATGCTCTTGTTATAGGTGTCCATATAGTATCAACGCCTTCGGGATAGCCTGTTATTGTACCTGTATGAAACATTAGGAAATAGCCTGACGTTAGTTGGTTAGGTGGCACCATTCGTAGCATAGGAATGGCTTGGAGCATATATTCTTGGTTAGGACACACGTGAGGTGCTAGGTGTTTAGCGACGTATGTCTCTGCTATTTGTGAGTATTCTTTTGACACCATCCATTTAAAGAAGTGATGTCGCACGTCAACAAATTCACTCATTTCTATATGCTTATGAATGTCTTCTAGTCGTTTTACGTTTGGATGTTTCTTTTGCAAGTGATCTAAGAACATATCATAGAATGGAAACTCTTGCGTGTCGTATTCTACTCTTGCTTGTGTATTATCGTCTTGGTATTGAATTGTGCCTACCATCAACAGTACTTACCTAATTGCTGATGGTAGTCTAATTTTTTTTATACAGTAAAGAACTGCAATAATTCAAGATATGTAAGAACACCATTAGTATGAGTATCTGCGGCTAGAAACATATCGCTGGCTAGTCTAAAGAATGTAGGAAAGTCCATATACTTTGACACAAACGGATACACAAAGTCGATAGCATCTATAAGTTCGTGCTTGTCTATAACTAAATCTTTGTTCTTGTCTAACGCATCGAACAGTGGTTCAATGTTTTCTTTTGGCAGTCTAATTAATGTTACGTCGGCCATGCTGTTTCCTTTTCTTTACTGTAGCACAACAGCACACCCTGTCAACAGGTGATGCTAAAGAATTTTGGTATTTTTATGCATATTTTATAATATCATTATAATTTTTGCTATTTAGGCCCATACCTTCGCCTGAACAATATAAATTCCAGATAATTTGATCTAATTCTTTTAGTGTTTT